TCGTTCCGCTCTTCTGGTCGCCCAGTACAGCGAGAAATTCTTTGTTGGGGGGGATAACCGCTCCGGTCGCCAAACGCGGCAAAGTAATGCTGGGCATTTGCCCAATATGAGGTGACCAGCCCTTTCCGCCAACTCCCGGAACCCAGTCCGGAACTTTGAGGCTAATAGAATTGATTTTTGCGATAAGCCAATTCAACCCTCGGATAATATTGTTGATAAAACTTTCAACAATAATCAGAATGCCGTTGACGATCCCCTTTGCCACTTTTTTCACCCCATCAAGAGCCATCTTGAGATCACCAGTAAATACGCCTTTAATAAACTGAATGATTCCGCCGAGGATGTTATCTTTCAGATTTTTCGCAAACTCTTCCAAGTTCCCGGTCAGTTTCATCATTGCCACGAGAATGGCTGCAATTCCGGCAATCGCAAGAGGAAGAACGCTTTTTGTTAAAAATGTGAATCCGATTCCAGTCGCCAGAATGCCCGCAATCAACATCAAGGTATTTTGCAGATTTGCGCCATTGGTAACAATATCCTTGAACGCCGTAATAATCAGCGCCGCGCCGGACACAACAAGCCCGATGCCCGCGCCAACCTTACCAAATGTGATTGCAAGGCCGCCGGCAAGGGCAACAACGCCTGCGAGGGATTCAAGCAGATGCTTCCAGTTCACGCCGTTGTTCCACGCATCCGATAAGCCATCCCACAGGAGGATAAGTCCGCCAACGGCAATGAGGATGCCGCTGAGTTTTGTAAGGATAGAGCCAAGCGCGCCGGGAAGCCCACTTGCCACTTTCCACAAGGCAAGGCCCGCAGCAATCAGCAAGACCGCATCAGCAATCTTTTTGAGCCTGTCACTAATATCATCCATGTAGCTAAAATCTGGGGTGATATCATCTGCGCTTACGCCACCGCTGCCCGCACTGTCAGCGGTATCACCGGATAACTGGTTGATCTCATCGAAGGCCGCAAGGTCGCTTGCTGCCTTTTTTGCAGCGCCGCCAGTCCCTTTCAGGGCTTTGGTCTCCTTGTTTAAGGACTTTGCAGCGTTCGCAGATGCCTTGACGCTTTTACCGGAGATAAGCGCCACAAGGCGGGAGATTTGATTGATGACCGCCGTGATTACGCGCACAAGCATTGTAAATGCAGGAACAACAGCACTTACAAGCGGCTGCGCCAATGTCAGCAACGCGCCTTTCAGCTGTGCAATAGATTCTCTCGCTTCCGAGTTGGTCATCACAACGCTTTTCACCCACTCGCGCACTTTGGCAAGCGCCTGAGTAATAGCAGTAAATACAAGAGCGCTGCGAACGACTGAGCTAATGCGTTTTCCAAAGTTGTCCATGCTCTTTGATGCTGCTTCTGTCGCTGCACGGATGCCAGCGCCTTTATTGCGGCCCTCAATCTGCTGCGCAAGGTCTGCTGCCTGCGTCTTTGCATCTGAGATTTTTTCACTCGTGTTAGTGAGCTTACTATTCAGCTTTTCAACCTCACTTGCGGTCTTGTTGAATTCACTTTGGAGCAGCCTCACGCGCTCTGCCTGTTCGGATACGTCTGTTTTTTCGTATGTGCCTTTGGGGGCGCTGCGCATTTCCGCAAGGATTGCTTTTGCGTTGTCAAGCTCCGCGCCAATGGTGCGAAGTTGCTCTTCCATCGGCGTTTTTTGACTTCCGAGCTTGTTGAACTCCTTCTGCAAAGATGCAATATTTGACTTAACTTTGTTCAGGTCAGAGTGTAGTTTTTTGTCGCTGATTGTAGCGTCAATTACGATTTCACCGTCTGCCAAAACTATCACCTACTTGCTATTTGTTTTTTTGCATGGTATCATCAATGCATCCACAAAATGTGGCTATAGGAGGAATGAATATGGATAAGATGACTACTTGTAAAGTATGCGGCGCGTCTATTGCAAAATCAGCATCAACGTGCCCGCAATGCGGAGCAAAACAGAAAAAGCGCCACCCAATGTTAGGGATCATCATTGCTATTTTCGGCATTTGCCTGATCGCCGCCGCATTAAACGGCACGGGCGATGATTCTGGCTCAGAGAGCCAAACGTTTGGCGTTGGAGAAACCGCCGAGTTAAATGGGATCAGTGTAAAGTTTGATTCCTGCACCGAAAGCAATGGATCGCAGTTCAACACGCCTGATGATGGTAATGTGTTTCTTCTTTGCGAATTCTCCATTGATAACCAGTCGGATAAAGATATTGCCGTTAGTTCTATCGCATCGTTCAACGCCTATGTTGATGACTACTCGACAAATCTGAGCATTTCAGCCACCATCGCAACCGATAAAACTCAGTTAGACGGAGCTATTGCTGCCGGTAAGAAAATGACCGGCATTGTCGGATACGAAGTCCCCAAAGACTGGAAAGAAATTGAAATTCGCTTCACTCCCGACTTTTGGTCTGGAAACGAAATTACATTCATTGCAGACAAGTAACCACCCTCGCCCGATGCTATTTTGCGTCGGGCGTTTTGTTGCCCAACCACGCATTGATTGTGTCGTTTTCTTCTTCTGTCATCGGCTTTTTTAGATCAACAAGCCGCCTGTTTTCTCTGTAAAATTCTCTATCCGACTTGTCAAGCGTTTTCCCCTTTGCTTTCAAGCTGCGGATTCTCACAATGTTTGCAAACAGGCAGTCCCCGATTTCATAGTACGCAGATACAAATGACCACCAGTGAAAATAAGGCATTGCGCGCACTTCCTGTCCCACAACGCGGTTGATGGGAGCCACAATGTATTGAAAGTCTTGTTCCCAATCCATTAGTTTAGGGCGCTTCCTGTTGTCGCCGTCGTCGCCGCAGTCGAGAAACCACGTCATTTGCTTTACAGCATCTGGAATATGCTCGTCCGGCATTTGTAAAAAATCAGGATAGAAAATATTCAGTGCGGCCAGAACCTTTTGGCCGTTGTCCAAATCGACCGCAGCAAACACCGAAAGCACGTCCAGTGCTGCGCGATAGTCCGAGCGGATAGCATACTCAACGCCGCAGATGGTCAGCGACGTCGGAAGTTCGTACATCATTTTTTGTACTTCTGCGTATACTTACGGATTTTTTCGTCTGCAAGTGCCTGCTCCCGCTTGGTCGCTTCGTCAAACTGGTCAATGATGGCATTCATAAAGTTCTGCCATACCGGAGCGCCGTTTGCTGCGGAATAAGCATTTACCGACCCAAAAAGCGTATCCGCAATATCCTGCTCGAACAAATCGTTGATGATGTCGCGCATCTCCCTGTCGATGGAATCCACCATGTCAAAGAGCTCGTCGCCCGGCTCGGTTGTATCGAGCTTTGCCACTCTCTCTTCCTGCTTTTTTCGCAAATCATTGAATACGCGGTACGCTTTCTTTGCGAAATTTACGTCCGCAGGGTTGAAATGCACGGTCACAATACCGTTTACACCTCGAATGGTGTATTCTTTTACGCCAGAATCAAAGCTGAGTTCCATACTTACCTCCGAAATGAGGGCTGACAAACGCCAGCCCTCTTTGATTTAGTCCTCTGTAAACGTAACAGTGCCGCCGGAAATAGCCGCAGTACCCGTCTTGCGCGTGCCGCCAAACGTCACGTCGATGGGCATACCGATAAAGCCGCCACCTTCGCCGCCGAGAGAAGACGGCTTGACCATACAGGACGAATAACGCTCCGCAAATACTGCGGTCTTTGCCGTGCCTGCATAGGCGTGAACAATCAGCACGTCCTGATTCGCCAGCGCCGCCGCGTTCTGCTCCTTGACCGCAAGATTCCAAACCTTGACGATGGCAGGGTCGCCAGCGTCCAGATCAGACGGGTCAAAGGTCTGCGTGATGATGGGTTTCTTCATGGTCGTGCGCGTCGTGCCAAGGATATCCTTCGAGGAATCCTCCTGCCAGTCATATTCCATGCTGGAATCTGTGACGCGCGTACCGAGGGGAGACCACGTGGGAGTTCCAGTTTCGCCCGTGTTGAGATACGCGATCAGAAGTTCGCGGTCTACGGTCTGCCCCGCCGTGGTGTTAAAGGTCATATCAGCCATTTTTAATCACCTCGTAGTTCATCTTCATAAGGATTTGATGATCCTCGTCCCCGTTTTCATACACGGCAAAAAGAGAGGATCGCGTTGTCGGCTCAATGCGAATGACGCGCCGGCCGTCGCCAATGTCAGGCGGTGTTTCGTTTGCCGCCCAATCGCCCAAAGCATTGAGCAGCTCGTCAGCTTTGAGCCGTTTATCATTGCTGTTCCCCGGTTTCATGCGGTAGATAACCTTGAATTGGTATTCCGCCTGATATCCACCGAGTATGTATTTTTGTACGATGTATGCCGCCTGAATCGTAGACAGCGCCATCGCCGCAGTATCGGCGGGAAGAAATTCGAACCGGATCAAATCAACCGGCTTGTCATGGAATGTGTTTAACCACGCAAGCAACTTTCGGGAGACTTGATCCTCTTCCGCTGCCGAGACCGTCTTTTTAATCTGTTCCGTACTTCTTCACCGCCTTTTCTGCTACGCGCAGCCACTTGTCAAGATTTTGTGCCTTAGATGCTTCAAACCAATGCGCCTGCGCCTGCGGATGCATCGCCTTGTTAAATACCAAGTTGCGATCTGTAACCACTTTTGTTCCGCCCTTCGGGGCGTATGTGCTGCCGGTGTTTGGGTCGACCATTACTTTCCCGTAATACAAAAACCGAGCATACGGGCCGGGGTAAACGATAACGTTTCCGCCAGATGGTCCATAGTCCCCAGCGGTATATCCCTCAATTCGCGTCCTGTTTGCCAAACTACCGGTTAACGCAGGGACAAACGGGTCTGTATCCGCCCGTATTTGCTGAGCAAGAGCATGTTCGGCCTTGCTGCAACCTTGCGACAGCTTTTCCCTAAGCGCGTCCATCCCATCGGTATGCACGGAAAACTTGATGCCCATTACGCACCTCCGACTTCCCAGTGCTGCATATCGGCGCTGCCGTAGTCCATAGCATCAACCTTGGTCACGTTGTAGCAATCGTCATGGCTCAGTACGACGGTCATGTCGTCCGAAACAAATTCGCCCTTTACGAAGCACGTCATGCCGCCGTTACCCTTGTATGAGAGCGTCCATAGGTTAGACTTGTCCGCCGCCTTAAAAAACGATTGCGGGCCAATATAGGTTTTCGGCGTCCCTGTTACCCCGTCCACCGCTTCCACGGAGAACGGGATATACAGATTTACCGCATCAGCGCCCTCAAGACCGCTTTCGCGCACGTTCACACCCTTCGATGCTTGCAGCATCACGCCACGCAGAATTGTGGTATAAACTTTCTCGACCTCATCAAGCGTTGTTGGGTCAACCTCCTGCACGATGTTGTAGATCGTTACAGTGTGGGGAGTGTACATCTACAACCACCTCCGCGATACAACAGCCCGGTATGGGCAAGGTATTCCATGCATGTTTCCGCAAGCAGTTTCTTCGCACCGTCCGTTGCGCTGAGTGCAGACAGGGCGGATTCCCCACCCGTTGCAAGTGTTCTGGAATAGCTGCCTACCGTTTCGCTTTTGACTTCCGCGTCATTTGCCGCGGCGTTTGCAAGGTTTTTCACGGCAAGCGCCTGCGCTGATTCAATGACCGCATACTTGTCAACGAGCGCGCAGCAGCACATCTTTACCGCGTCCAGATCGGCGTGGTTTTGTGCTCTGTTGCGCGTGTAGTAGTCGAGGAATGAGCTGGCGCGGACAACAAGACGCGGGAAGTCATTTTCACTCACAGCTCCCATGTAAGTGCCGGAGTAGTATTCAAAGTCTGCGTAAGTCATACGAGTCAGCTCCTTTCAAATCAGCCGCCGGTCTTGGGGGACAGAATGATGTTGTCCAGCACAGCGGCCTTGAGGGTGTTCTTCAGCACCACACCAGCCACCAGCTCGACCTCGCCGGTCTTCACAGCGCCGGGGGCGTTCATGTCAGGCATATAACTAGAAATGACGCTGGTGCCGGTGGGGGAAATGCCGTGGAAGCCGTCCAGACCGATACTCACCGCGTAAATGCTGGTGGTGCCGTCGGCGGAGGCGGTAGCGGCAGAAGTGCCGATAACGTCCACAGAGGAAGTGCCGTTGTAGTACTTGCCCATGTCCATCAGGGGGATACCGGCAAAGGTCTCCACCACCTGGCCAAAGTCGTTCTTTGTACGCTCGTAGTAACCGGCACGGCGGGCGCAGGAACGGACCTTCATCAGCATATCGCTGTTCATCATCAGCATGGTGGTGTCACCGTCGATGGTGTGCACCAGCTGATCCAGCTGGTCAATGAACGCGTTGGCGTTGCTATCCAGCAGGGCAGAGGTGGACAGGTTGATACCGGAAGACAGCTCCGTAGAAGTGCCGGACAGCAGCTTCTTCAGGCCGTCAAAGGTGCCGGTCACATAACCAGCACCGGTAGCGGCGGAGGTGCCGTTGATGACCAGGTTATGGAAGTAGTTGCTGGTCGCCTTGATCTTCTGCTGCGCCTGGAACGCCAGTTCGTCCACAGCGCCGGAGGTGTTCTGCAGCACACGGTCAACGGAGAAGGAACCGCCCATGATAATGGCCTTTGCGTTCTTCTCAACGCGCTTGGCCTCGTTAGCGGTGTACTCGCTGTTAATCGCACGAACAGCGGCGGTGGAGGGGGTGTTCAGCTGAATGTAACCGTAGGTCAGGGTGGAACCACCAGTGCCCGGAGAGATGGCGTTATCAAACACCAGTCTGTCAAGCAGCAGAGAACTGCGGCGAAATTCGTCGACGATCATCTGGTCGACCTTGTCGGCCATGCCGACCTTAGCTTCAGCAAGAGTAATAGCCATGTGTCATTGTCTCCTTTACTTGTCGTATTTTTCGTGGAGCGCACCCAGCAAAGACGTAGGCTTTGTTTCACGAGTGCCGCCATCAAGCGAACCCTGCGTGTCAACACGAGCGCCAGCCTTTACAAATGCGCTGGGGTCATCGGACTTTGCCTTTTCCAGGTACTTGTCGAACCCGTCCAAAGCGCCGTCCTTCATTTCGAGCTTGCTGTCTCCGATACCCGCGCGGAAAGCCTTTTCCGCAGACTTGGAGGAAAACTTCACGCCGCTGTCGGAAATCGCCTTGTCAATGGCGGTCTGATAATCCCGCTGTGCAAGCTGTGCTTTGTACGCTTCGGTTTCCTTGTCGTACTTGCCTTGCAGCTCATCCAGCTTTTCCTGGATTTTGGCAGCGTCACCGCTGGCCTTTTTCAGCTCCGCGATGTCCTTATCCCGGTCTGCGGCCTGCTGCTCCAGCGCGTCCTTGTCCGCCTTTGCGTCCTCTGCGGCTTTCTTGTGTTTCTCGATGTCCTTGCCGTTCATGGCAAAAACCTTGTCCGCCTGCTCTTCCGTCAAGCCGATACTCAACAGCTCTTCTTTCTTCATATTGCATCTCCTTACGGGATAGGCTTTTTAGGTCGTTGCCGTGACCGTCCCGCCTGCACTTTTAGGCTTGCAGATAGCCAATTTTTGTATAAAATCCGCATACGCGGTTTTTACCTGTTATTGGGGATTGCATTCCTCTGAAAAGTATGATATATAATAGATAAGAAAGCCGGTCGCTGTCCACGACCCCTTCGTTGAAGGGCGAGATGGTGTGTCGGCTTTTTTATTTCCGCTTAAACACCTGAATACGCAACCTGTTTTGCACAATTAAGATTTCGTCAACCCATTTTGTATCTTCTCTATGGAAAACTTTTTTGACTTGGGCTAAAATTGTATCTTCATCAAGTTTTGTGTTTGTCACATCAATAATGAAGTTTTGTGCTTGCCATTTTGCCTTTTTCACGCGGTTAAACAGTGTGTTGGCTCCGGCGCTTTCTCCAAGTGTTTTTAGATCATACCCAACTCCTCGGAACAAATAATCCGGCGTAGATATGCCCTGTGGACTATTCACACGAGGAACCATATATATCGCCCCGCCGAATTCTTTTTCCAAGAGTTCGGCGATTTCTTTTTCATGCGAGCTGTAATCGAGCACGACATTATGCCCGTCTACTTTGTATGTAACTCCATTTGCGGTGTACTCTTGCAAGTCTTCTACTACGTGGCTGTTCGGTTCAGCCGTTTCCTGCCATTTCCCCGTCGCGTCGATGTAAAACTCACGCTCCTCGGAAATCAGCGTTGCCGCGCCGACCGTAGTCTTGGGCGCTGCATCATTTTGATACAGCACTTTCAACCGTTCCGGCTGTTCTGGCAGCCCTGCCGCCTTGCTGAACCCACGGTATTTGGCGTTCAGGCGGCGAAGTTTGATGTTGGCAACCGTGGCATCATCGGTCAGGTCAGCGGCTTTGTAAGCGTTCACAAGGCGTTTCTGCGCACGTATCTGGCGCTCTACACGGCGCTGCATTTGCGTTGCCTCGTATGCGGTATAGGTCTTCCCGTCAAAGGTGCAACCAAGCCCATCATCGATATGCTCAAGCTGCTCATCTGTATAGGTTCGCTCAGATACGCCCTCAACCCAAACATTACGCCGGTGGCGGCAGTTGGCTCCTTCCAGACCATCCACGGCACCCAGACCGCACACCTCGTAGATGCTCGGGTAGATGTCCCCTGCGCGAATACTGTATACCTTGCCTTGCCAATCCTTATGGCTTGACCACGGGGACGACCCCGGTTTATCTCTCGCGCCAGCATGAGCGGAAACCTCGAAATACAGAGTTTCGAGATACTGCGCCGACTCCTCCGTATATTTAGCGCAAATTTGATTTACGCCAGTCATCACGGCTCTGCGCGCTGCCACATCAATTTGATCTCGATGCCCGCTCTCATAGTCAACTACCGTCAATCCGCTGTCCGCAAGCTGCTTTACTGCCGTCTTGATAGCTTGATTGTAGTTGATCGCGCCGCTCTGGATTTGCATTGTCGCGTTATCCAGCGCCCATTGGTATGCTTTGGCAGGTGACAGCATTGTGCGCCCAGCGTCCACTAAAAAGCCCATTGATCGCGTTATATTGCGCATTGTTTGCTTTGTCTGCTCGTATATTGCCCAAGTATCTTCTACGCTTACCAGCGTTTCCGGCTGCGTGATGTGCGCAAGGTCAATAAGCTCGGTGTAATACTTCTGGTTGCGTTCCACAACATCGTCAAGCAGCTCATTCAACTTCGTTTCACTGATACCGGAAGTTTTGCGAATTGCTTTCTCAATCTCTTTTAGGTCGATGCCATGTGAGCGAAGCACGCGAATGTCTTGCACGGTTACTTCGTTCAGTTGGTCTGACGCTTTGAGACGGGAGCAGATTTCTTCCAGCAGCGTGATTTCAAGCGCACGGAACAATTCTGTCAATTCTTCCGGCATTGCGTCAAGCAGGTCTGGGCTAAAAGGGTAAGGCCGCATACGCCGTCACCTCACTCAATCTCTTCTTCCGGCTCTTTTGTCATGGCCTGCATCTTCGGAAGCTCCGCCTTTGCGGTTTCCTCGTCCTCGTTTTTGTACGTCATGCGCATTTCATAATCGTTGAGGATCCCAGCAGACAAAAGCTGCATATCGCGCGCAAACTCAGCGTCTTTGTCCTGGAAAATACTGTCGTCAAAATCAATACTAATTTCAATATTTTCATCCAGTCCGGCGTTCATGGTCGTATTGCCCAGTCGGAGGAGAACCCTACAAAGTTCAACAAGCACCTGCTCCAAGATGATCTGGTGCTTTCCTCGCGTCTTTGCAAGCTCACTGTGCGTACTGATAACCTGCGTCGCAGTCGCCATTACGGCTTGGTCGATCTGATAAAAGTTCGTGCCAAAGCCGCACTTGCTCCCCAAGATATTAAGCGCGAACTGAACCCCGACACTTAACTTATCGGAGTTAAGTGTCATGTCGATTGGCTGAATAACCGCCCCATCGCTTACATCTTCTGGCATAACGTAGTACACAAGATCGTTTTCATCAAACGCCGGTGTACCATCAAGAAATTTACTCGCCGCAGGCTTAACCATAATGCGTTTTTTGCCCATCACGAACTCATTGATATAAGCATCATAGGCAATATCGGCACCTTCGAGTGCATCGATAGCATTGGCATAAACCGAAATGCCGGTTGGAAGCAAATAGTTGAAGTTATTCGCAATGTTAAGTCGGTCAATGACAAATTGACGCTTATCGCTTCCGGTATGTACAACAGGGGGGATGCGCTCAAAGCCCTTAACATTGGTCAGTGCTTCGTCTGCAAGTTGCTCATTATCATACCGATAAATGCGGTTCTCAATGACGTATTCGCCGCCATCCTCTTTTCTATGGATTTGCAGATAGAGGTAATCGCGCCCGCCCCTTGTAATTACAGAGGAAAACGCGCACTCGCTGATATATCCGTTCTGCCATGCCAGCGGGTAGATATTTTCGATAGTCACATAGTCCAGCACAATGCCGGATGTATTGCCGGGTACGATCTCGCCGCTCTCGTTGACCTCCTGCCCCACTACGCGGGGAATGTATGCCACCGTGCCAAGCGCAGACTTCATTTCCTGCATCTCATTCGCCTTAACAGCAAAATTGTTCTCCGTCAAGATGCGGTCAATAAATTCCTGCTCCTTATTCCCTTCAAGCGTTATCTGCACTTTTTCGTTCATGAGCAGATTCGCCCAATCCTCGCACAGTTTCTTTCCCATTCCAAGGGAATACCGCTTGCAGTTGACCATGCTTTCACCGTTACGGACGCGGTAATTGTGGAAGCCCTTTACATTTCCCTGATACCAGCTTTTCCACTCCGCAACCTTGCTGTAAAACGATTCGGGGATCGTGGTATAGCCAAGCTCGTTAAGTTTTAAGATAACTGCATTGCTCATGCGATAACTCCCATCCGGCGAGAAATCCGCTCTAAAGCGTATCTTGTGGCATCAATCAAATGGTTATTTGCATCAGGATACCCGCTGATGATGTCGCCGTCTTTATTCCGTTCGTATTCGTAATTTACAAACTCTTTATACGCGTTTGGTGTCCGGCGGCGGTCAATGACGATCTTGCGCCTCTGTAGCCACTTCATGCCGTAGTCCACGGAGCCGGGGCCTTTGATAGCCTCCTTTGCCGGAAGGCCAAGCGCCCGATAATCCGCAGTGCTCTTCGGCTCTGCGCTGTCACACGTGATGTACGCGTCGCCATATCCGCACCCTTTGATAATTCCGCCGCTCTCCTCGTTTGTCAGCTTATTTTTATAAATCTCGTCAATAAAGTAGATTGTCTCCCGCGCCCGGTCGTAGTGTAGCCGGATAAACGCAAATGGATCTGGATACCATCCCCAGTCAACACCTTGGTATATCTGGTCGAAGCTCCCGATCTCCTTGTCCGTAATCTCTCGCAGCTCCAAATTTTCAAACACATTTCCACCCGTGCCGACCGGAATGCCAAGATACTCGTGCTGATATGCACGCTCGTCTGTCTCTTTGAGGTGTTCCGCTTCTGCAAGAAACTGTTCTCCCAGCCATTCAGGCGGTGCTTGCAGATATGTTGACTTGTGGCACAAGCGGTCATCCCGTTCTTCCAAGCTATCCTTGTTTGCCCAGTTGTCGCGCGAAATTGGTGGGTTATAGCTTTCAAAATTCCAAAACACCGAGCCGCCGCGCATGGTCGACTGCAAAATGTTTCGGATTTCTGCGCGTCCGGCAAACTGGTCTTTTTCTTCAAAGTGCGTTACGGCAATGTAGCCAAACGGCACCTTGATAGACTTGATCTTCATGGGATCGTCAGCACCCCGAAACATGATCTTCTGCCCGGTAGGCTTATAAATCAGCTCCATCGGGGATACCTTTGCTTCCCAATACGCCGCCATGCCCAGTTCACCGATTGCCCAGATATACTGCGCGTATACGCTGTCACGAATGGTATTTGCCACCTTACGCAGCACCAGCGCGTGTGTACCCGGATTGTTTATCAGCAGCAGGGGGACGAGTACAGACACCGTGGAGGATTTTAGTGAGCCGCGCCCACCGCTGAAATCGTAGTGCGTGTGACCGTGGTGGAACACGTCATGCGCCACGGCGTAGAACGCAGAGCCGATTTTTTCAGACAGGCGAATGTCAGACATCAATTATCACCTTGACACCCTCTGTGTTGATGTTCTGCTCCACAATATCCTTCTGGTCGAGGTACTGTTTCCCCAGCCAAATGGCCATATTCGCGTTCTTTTCAGCCAATCGCCACTGACTTCTCCGCAGCGAAATTTTCCCAGCTCCGCGCTTTTGCTTAAATACTTCGGAAAAACTGGCATGATAGGTGCGTTTACACCAACTATCCAGTGTTTTATCGGTCACACCAAACCAGCCACAGATTTCCTCAAGCGTGCATTGCAGGCCGCAGAGGTTCTCGAACTGCTTCTGGTCTATTTCCTTTCTTGGCCTTGCCATACGCGCCCTCCTTTCTCTGCTGGCGTTTGATAAACTTCTCCATATCCCGCTTTAGGTGCGGGCTGCTTGTTTTGGCGATGATCGCCCGCGCTTCTTCAATCGTCATTCAGCAGCACCGCTTTCTTCCCCGTAAACTTCTCCCAACGGTCAACAATGACATCGGCATACTTTTGGTCAAACTCCATGCAGTACGCGTGTCTTCCGTTCTGCTCCGCTGCCATGATCGTTGTGCCGGAGCCAGCGAACAGGTCAAGTACATTCTCACCCGGCTTACTGGAGCACTGCATCTGGTAATCAAACAACTTAATCGGCTTCATGGTCGGATGCTCCGCAGATTTGACAGGCTTATCGAAATTCAACACCGTTGTCTGTCTGCGATTCTTGAAGAAGTAGTGCTTCTTACCCTCCGTCCACCCGTACAGGCAAGGCTCGTGATCGTCCTCTTCAATCTCACTTTCACCGTACAGGCAAGGTTCATGTTTCCACTGGAAATCCTGTCTCCCCATTACGAGGGAATTCTTTACCCAAATCAGGCACTGCCGGACACGCAGCATTGCGTCTTTACACGCACCGCGAAAGTTATACCCTTCACTGTCTGCGTGCCAGATGTAGAACGGAGCACCGGGCTTCATGACCAGCGCCGCATTGGAGAATGCATCCGTCAGGAAACGCCTGAAGGCCGTATCCTCCATATTGTCGTTCTTAATCTTCCCGGCGGTGCCCTGATAGTCCACATTGTACGGGGGGTCTGTGAGCAGCAAATCCATTTGTGCCCCCCCCACGAGCTTCTGTACATCTGTCAAAGACGTGCTGTCTCCGCACATAAGGCGATGGTCTCCAAGCTGGTACACATCGCCAAGTTTGCTCTTTGGCTCTGCCGGTAAAACGGGATCGTAATTGTCCTCTACCACTGACGTGTCGAGTTCATCACGCAGACCCCAATCAAAGTCAAAAGCAGACAAGTCAAGCCCCGGCAGCTCATCAGCCAGCAGGTCAAAGTCCCAATCGCTCTCGTTGCTCTTGTTATCTACCAGCCGCAGGGCGTTCACCTGCTCCGGTGTCA